AAATCAACGGAGGTTGGTCATAATGGGTAAACGATACAAAATGAGCAAAGGCTCATCAAAACGCAAATTCAAAAAAGGCGCAAAAACAAACCGCATGAACACGGCACCCCGCCCAATGCGTGGCGGAACACGACTATAAATGGATGGCGTGCTTTCATCCACTCACGGCCTATCGCGATAGTCAGGGTCAAATACGGTTCGATGAAAAAAATAACGGCGATCCACTAAAATTACCATGTGGACAATGTATCGGATGCAAACTAGAAAGATCAAGACAATGGGCAATGAGAATAGTACATGAAGCAAGTACTCACACCGATAATATATTTATTACGCTCACATATAATGATGAAAATATACCGCCTGATGGAACGCTTATTAAATCGGATTTCCAGAAATTTATAAAGAGACTAAGAAAAAATGCAGGAAATAAAAAACTTAGATACTATCACTGCGGAGAATACGGTGATAACACCAACAGACCTCATTACCACGCTATCATATTCGGATTCAATTTCGGAGATTGGGTCTATTTATTCGACTCTCCTAGCGGTGAGCCTATATACACAAGCCCGACACTCGAAAAAATATGGAAAAAAGGATTCGTAACCATAGGATCTGTATCCTTCGAATCAGCAGGCTATGTAGCCAGGTATTGCATGAAAAAAATAAACGGCCCACTAAAAGATCAGGTAAACAAAAAAACAGGATTAAAACCGTATGAACGGGTTAATGATATTACTGGAGAAATTACTGAAGTATTGCCAGAGTACTCTACAATGTCCCGTCGTCCTGGCATTGGTTATAATTGGATTGTTAATTATACACGAGACGTATACCCAAAAGATTTTACTACAATCAGAGGAATGCGAATGCAACCCCCTAAATACTATGATAGCTACTTACAAAACATAGATCCCGATATGTACGACGACATAAAAGCAGGTCGAGCATTATCACAAGAAATCATGCAAATAGAGAATAAGGGCCCTGCTCTATCAGCACGTGAAACAGTAAAGAAGGCCCAATTTAAACAACTCAAAAGGAGTCTATAATGTTTTTAAATCTATACACAATTTACGATACAGTATCAGAAGTATTCAATAAACCGTTTGCCGACATCAACGACGCATCGGCAGTACGTGCGTTCTCTGAGTCGGTCAAAGACCAGGCACATAAAAACGACTACGTCCTATACCACATTGGTGGATTCGACGACAATTCAGGACAGATAACAGCGGACAAAGCACCGTTAAAACTCAAGTCAGGCTTTGAAGTAAAAACAGATAACATTGCAGAACTACCCGAACAATTAAAAAAACAAAGCGGTATGTAACTTATAAAGCGGGGGGTTATTCCCCCGCTCACTTGTTAGAGGAAAAAACATGAAATCAGTAATGACACATAACTTTAGCCAGGCACCATCAATACAAGCGCCTCGCTCACAATTTGACCGTTCACATGGTCATAAATTTACAATGGATGCCGGCTGGCTTGTACCCTTCTATTGGGATGATGTACTACCAGGCGACACCTTTAATCTCAACACAACAGCATTCGCACGACTAGCAACACCATTATTCCCAATTATGGACAATATGTTCATAGATACACATTTCTTCTTCGTACCAATGCGATTAGTATGGGATAACAGTAAAAAATTCTTTGGTGAACAAACCGACCCAGGTGACTCAATAGATTATCAAATACCAGTATTATCAGGTGCTCGTGTGTCTGATGGTGCAGCAGATTTAACAACATCAACAGGTAGATCAGGTGCATTATTAAATTATATTGGGGTACCAGACGGAATATCAGCTGATGATGTAGATGTTAGTGCTTTACCTATAAGAGCATATCAAACTATATATAATGAGTGGTTTAGAGATCAAAATCTTATAGATTCTTTAACAGTAATTACAACTGATTCAGCAACAAGTGTAGGTTCAGACGTTGAGTTAAAAAGACGAGGAAAAAGGCATGATTATTTTACCTCAGCATTACCATGGCCACAAAAAGGCGATGCAGTTACATTACCAATGGCAGGACAGGCATTAGTACAAACAATTTCAAGTGTAGGTAATGCAGGTAAATTAGTATACACAAATGATGTTTCACCAACTACTTTGACAGATTTAGCTCATGATACTGGTGCCAACTTGACTGAGACAGGTGGCGTTAATCAAATGTATTATGATCCAAATGCAACATTAGAGGCCGATCTAACTACAGCAACTGCTGCAACAATCAATGACTTACGTGAATCATTTCAAGTACAAAAATTGCTAGAACGAGACGCACGAGGAGGCACAAGATACAGTGAACTGGTTCGAAATCACTTTGGTGTTAATTTCTACGATGTTAGCTATCGCCCTGAATATCTCGGTGGCGGTTCTTCTCCTGTTAATATCTCTCCCATAACACAGCAGGCAGGTACGACAGACGGTTCAGCTACAGGTGTAGGTGATTTATCAGCAATAGGTACTGCTTCAGTTAAAGGTCATGGTTTCACTAAATCATTTGTTGAGCATGGCATAGTCGTAGGATTAATATCAGTAAGAGCAGACCTCACATATCAAAAAGGCTTAAGACGAGAATTGTCAAAGTCAACACGATATGATATATATTGGCCTTCATTAGCCCATCTTGGCGAACAGGAAATACTCAATAAAGAAATATTTTGCGACGGCTCAGCTAATGACGATCTGGTATTCGGTTATCAGGAAAGATATGCAGAATATAGATACAAACCAAGCCAAATATCTGGATTATTTCAATCAGACGCTACAGGTTCACTTGATGCTTGGCATCTTTCACAAGATTTTGCATCATTACCATCATTAGGAGAAACTTTTATTCAGGAAGACCCACCACTTGATCGCTGTATACAGGTAGCTACAGAACCACACTTTATTGTGGATACTTATATTAACCTTAAATGTGCCCGTCCTATGCCAACATTCGGTGTACCAGGCATGATTGATCACTTCTAATGAGTAACTGGACTGACTTACGTGATATAGTCACGATGAAAGGCCCCTTTGAAGACTTCACAGGGGTATCCCAAGTTGACGAAATGAACCAGGCTAATGTCGGAATTGCATCAGCGAGAAATATTTTCGAAGCAGAACAGGCAGAACTGGCAAGAAGCCATAGCACAACAGAAGCAGAAAAAAATAGAGCATTCCAATCAGCAGAAATAGCTAAAAATTTAGGATTTCAAGAAAGGATGTCTAATTCAGCAGTAACTAGGCGTATGCTTGATCTAAAAAATGCAGGTATAAACCCAATACTAGCAGGAAAATTCGATGCTTCAACACCGGCAGGAGGTGCCGGTTCAGGTTCACAAGGTTCAAGCCCATCAGCATCAGCAGGAGGTACAACAGCAGCAGCAAAACCGTCAGGTGCATCACAAGTATCATCTGCATTAGCTATAGCTAAACAATTTGCAGATATAAACAAAACAAATGTAGATGCAGCAAATTCAGCACAAAACCTAAATATAAAACAACCATTCGCAGAGGTAGCGACAGACATAAATAAATCAGCAGATGCAGCAGTACCCGCAATAGAAAAAATGGTAACTAATTCTGCAAAATCATTCGGAAAAGCAAAAGATGCGGTAACCGATATAATAACAGAAGGATTACCACAAAAATTAGACGCTGTGCCTTATGTAGGCAATCCATTACAACATCCAATAGAAGGCTATTCAGGCCCACGAAATCAATTCAACTTTCAATAGGAAATACTAATGTCATTCTATAAAACACAACCAGACGGTACGATAATTCGTAACCGTCAAACATTTACAACACCAGAAGACGAGATAATTCGAGTCGAACAGGCTCATAAAGACGAAGTAAATATAAATAATATCGTAAAACGCCATGGCATAGATCTCATAGCTAAAACAGCTGCAATGCAGCAATTCACATATGATGATAATCCAAATAACGACTTCCAGGAGACAATGAACGCCATACTAAAAGCGGAAAAATCGTTCTCAAGCGTACCATCAGATATACGAAAACAATTCGATAACAATCCCGCACAATTCATGGATTACATTCATAATCCAGAAAACGAGCAGCAGCTCATAGATTGGGGTCTTGCAAAAGCCCCAGAAACTAAACAACCCATAGAGGTTGTGGTAA